AACATAGTTTCGATTTCGTTTAATTTTGCTTCGAAACCTTCAGCGTGTTTTTGCTGTTGAACTAGCTTCTGATTAACATTTTCAAATCGATCTAAGTCACCTTCGATTTTAGCAAGCTTTTCTTCTACCAATGGGTCAGCAGAACCTTTAGCTTCGATTTGAGCCAAACGATCATCATTTACTTTTTTAAATTCTTCAAAAGCACCTGACATCGCTTCTACGGCATTTTTTACTTGATCTTCCATTTGGACGATCCTTTCCGTTTAAGTTTTAAGGATGTTGGTAAGGCTTGTTAGAGCCTCAAGGACTTTAGGCGTTTCCTCTTTTACAGCATCCCGCTGTTCAAGTGCCTTGGTAACGGCAGAAGCCGCCGCCTTTGCTTCAGTGCGCGATAGGCTTCCTGCATCCCGCAGTAGTTCTTCCCATTCCCGTACTGTGCGTTCTGCTCCCTTTACAGCCTGAACCCTTGCGCGTGGGTTCATGGGGAAAGTTACAGCAGAAATTTCCATAAGGTCTACAGTCTTGAGATAGCGGCGTTTGCCCTTCTCATCATAGTATGTACCTTTTGGGTCAACTCTATAGCCAATTGAAAGGCCATCAAGAGCACCCATCTTCATCAGTTCATAGACTTCACGTCCACGTTGTGTCCCCATAGCAAGGCGACCTTTGACCTTGAGACCTCTTTGGTCTTCAATAATCTCATCAAAAACGCCTATAGGCTCATCTTGTCTGTGTTGGTAGAGTAGCTTTACAGCTTTAGCGCCCTTCTTACCAATTGATTTGGCGAATGCGCCTTCAACGACAACATCATTTCCTAAATCTTTATTTCCAAAAATTGAACCATACCCAGAGAATGTCCCTTCTTCCTCTTCAGCCTTATATTCAAAAGCTACATCAAGGGTCTCGGACTTAGTTTCTGTTTCTGCGATATAATCTTCAATATCGACTTGTGGTGCGTCTGACATCTTATTGTCCTTTTTAATACCGCAATTAAATTACCCACAAACTAACACATAATACGGTTTCACGTCTAGGGTTATTGTTATAAGCTTAATGTTGTTGGTTCTTTATCACTATAATCCAACTCTGTTAATTGGGTATCTTTATCAATTGCTTCGATTAGTAGCTCAATATGATCAGCCGCAAATCCCCTACCAAGAACAGGTTCAACTCCAAACTTTTCTTTATATTCTTTTAAAACGTCTTCAATTGTTAGCATCAAATTCCTCCAGTTTATCAATAAAAGCTTTCCACAAAGCCGGAAAGTTTTTCTTTGCATACTCTACAGCCTTTGGTGAGCTTTGAATGGCAAACAAGTTTGCAAATGCCTCTGCCTGTTGCCCACTTCCTTTTCTGTTCTTCCAATATGTATATCCGTGACCAAAAGCCCCAGAAGCATAGAATTTACCATTCGTGAAGCTATCAATTATATCCATAAGTCCATCAGCGCCATCAAAGGCCAATTTCCTACCATCTTCATAGCTATATTCTGAACCATCTTTTCTTGTGCCTGTAACTATTGTAATGTTGTAGAGCTCGCTCTTTATTTCTTTAAATCTTTTGTTTCTGGCCTCCTCTGAAAGCCTAGTAACCTTCATAGCTTTTCTGTCTGCTACCCAAGCCGCCGATAAACCCTTCTCTGACCAATAAGTTGAGAACTTGTTTCCACTTTCATAAAGCTCATTGTCTATATGGTGTCCGTATTCATGCACCATTGTTTGTCTTTCTAACCCGCTTTCCATTCGCTTAGTTCCAGCATAGTAAACGCCAGCTTTTTCTTTACCTATAATTTGTGATGGTTTGCCTAACTTGGAAATTACCCTTGCAGTAAGCGGTGTAAGGAATTTATTTAGAGCTTCATTTAAGTCTGCTTTAGAAAAGCCGGTAGTTTGCATTATGTCAGTAACATCAATCTTAGGTTTCAAATCAACTTTAGGAACTTGAATGTTTTCTTCTCCAAAGCTGTCAAACAAAGCGTCTTCATCAGTAAAATAAACGGCCAAACAACGACAGTTTATATTATTTGCCGCCCCTCCAGAGCCATCGTGAGGATACTTCATACGAATTTCAGCGCCTTTATATCTTATTATAAATGGCTCATCTATTCCAACTTCCTGTCCGTTTGCGGCGGCGTGATATGGCCTTGTCCTAGCATCTCCAACACTTACCCACTGTTTGCGCTGGGCTGGTAGGGATAATTCCTTAGTAGCTTCGTAAGTAGCGTATGAAGCGGCGGCATGTGTCTCAGTGCGGGCTATTGTGGCCGCCCTTGCTCTGCCCGTTGCTCCGAATGTCTTTTCTTGTATCAATCTGGCGACAGGAAGAACCCCGAGACCATCCTTTTCTCCCGCTTTAATGGCTCTTAGGATAATATTTCTTGTTGTATTGCTAATTCCAACAATTTTTTTAGCACCTTCTTGCTCATATAACTGGAATACAAGCTGTCCAAACCTTTCAAGCTTTCTATTTTCGTAAACTCTATCGGCGAATTTCTCAACAACAGCGCCGTAATGCGCCCTAAAAATCTTCTCCAAGTCGCCAGAAAGAGGCCTTAGAGCCACTGTAATGCCCCCTGACTGCTGGTATTCGTCTGAAGCGGCTTTGCCTACCTTTTTAAACACAGCCATTAGGCGCGTCTGCATTGAGCGCTCAAACTGAAGCCGAAGCCTACTGACTTCTCTGATTTCCTTTGCAATGGAAACTCTAGTGCGACTAGCCTTTATGAATACAGGAAAACTCATTATTCTTTATAACACTTCAAAGTTTTTTCGTCTAACTCCATTTTTTAGTAAATTAAGACTTTACTTTGGTAGATAATTACCTAATAGTGTACCTATAAAACGACATGGAGGTCAAAATGTTTATAATACCTAAGTTTCACCAAAACGAAGTTTCCTTCCAAGAGGGTTGGAACATTATGAAATCTCACGGCCAAGGCGATACTCTTGAAGGCATGAATGCTATGCAACGCTCTTGGAAAGAATACAACGCAAGCCAAGACGCCTTCCTTACAGGAAAAGTAGCTGTTGTGGCTTTTGATAATGATGATGAGTACTTTGAGTACTATAGCAATGAAGTTAATGCATACAATGCAGTGTTTTCAAACATGAACCAATTGTTCGCGTAGGGGATATATTATGAAAACTTTAGATAAACTTAAAGAAATTTGCGATCCTCACGGCGTAATAATTGAAGCTTATAATGCTTACACTTATCCATTGGACAGAATTGGCAATCATTGGAGCGTCACGTTTTACGCTCCAAAAGGTAAGGGATTTATATCTTCTGGATTATCTTGTGTAGGCTTTGGAGATAAATCAATTGTTTCGGCTGTTAAGTATATAAAAGAAGAAATTGCAGAAGGCTTTTTCGACTTAGCTTCAGACGATGATTTTTATGATGGAATTGGCATACCAGTTTCACACGATTTTACGATAATGAAATAATAGGAGATATATTATGAAATATTTATATGATGATGCACTTTTTTCAGATTTTTATAAGGAGGCTCACGGCTTCCGTCCAGCCGGTATTCTTATGGAAGTCTGGAATGGGCTTAACTCTGATGAAAAGCAAGCCCGTTGGGATGAGCTAGGCCGGATTGTTGAAGAAAATTGCCGGAATACTCGCAAAATGGAAGAGGGAGATTTGAAGCGCGTGAAAGCTGAAATTGAACAACTAATCATTAATGGTGCAGAAAACCAAAATGAAGCTCTTCTAATTATGACTAATGGTGAAAAGTTCCATACTACTCAATGTGTAGAACACTGGGTATGGCAGAAGGGTATACTTTTTACGCCCTACGGCAGAGACCTTGTCAAAGACCTTAGTAAAATTGTTCAATATGTTTAATAAAAAAGCCCCCCTTGTGTTACAGCACAATTGGGGGGCAGTCAGGGAGGAAGTAAAACATGCAACTTAAAGAAACACGTTCCATAAATAATAATATCACAAAAATCCTAATATTTGTAGGTGAATTTATAGGTATCTCGGTTTTTATGATATCTGTGATCTATTTGCCTTGGATTATTCAGTACCTTTCTAAGTACATTGGAGGTTAAAATGATAGATAAACTACATACTGCAATGGAGGCATCACTTACGGATGCTCAATCAAAATTAGCTAATATCCAAATTGAAAAACAAAAACTATATGAAGCCGAGGAAGTTCAGCAAAATAGGATTATTTGGATTAAAGGTGAGCTTGAGAAATTAGAAAATATGGGCGCAAATTAATCCCGTTACATTACACTTTATCAATAAGCCTTTGCAGACTAGATTTTGCAGGGGCTTTTTTAATTCTATCCCTTAATAAAGTTGTGCTAAAAGAATGTTCTCTTTTATTATGGTAAATTTCTATACCTAACTTTTTGCATATATCTTTGCCGGTAAAAGGTTTGTCGCGATACTCCTCACCAATCACCCTTAAATTTATTTTAAAAATTTGCAGTATATCTTCTAAATCTAACTCTGTTTCGTAAGGTATAATTTCATCAACATACTTCACTGCGCTTAACTGAATGTGCCTTTCAACTATGCTTTGTATGGGTTTATTCTTAACAAGAGGCCTATCAATGGCAGGGTTGCACTGCAAACCCACAATTAAATAATCGCACTGAGACCTTGCTTCCCTCAACATCGCAATATGCCCAGAGTGCAAGAGGTCGAAGCTACTGCAAGTAAATCCGACCTTCATAAATTATTTATCTCTTTCTTTGTCTAGTTGCGCTGTCTTTTTTCTAGCCCAAGACTGACCTTCATCACCGCCCCATCCTAGCCAAGCAATTAACCCCGCACTCGGCCAACCCTCTTCGCCGCGTCTAAAGCCCTGACCCTGCTTATCAACCTCATGGCGGCTAAAGAAACTATGCATTCTTCGGACTGTTCTTGGAGAAAGACGCTCTTTTTTTATAAGTTGGTTTGCTCTTGCAACTCCAACCTGTGTCATACCCCTGCCATATTCTTTGCGAAGGTCTAGGCCGCGTTGAGCATTTTGACCCATTGAGGCTGTCGGAATGGTTTCAATGTCACTTTCTGCTTTTGTCTCGCCTTCATCAGCCCAGCGCTTGCAAACATACTCTGAGCGAATGTCAGCATTAAACAAATCGCAATAACCTTCGATGTTATGTGTGCAATTACCGCAATACTTTTCATCGTCTCCCATTGCATATGCTTCTGGCAAAGAAGGTGGGACTTCCTCCCCGTCTGGATAAAAATCTAACTTGGTTTCTCCATAAGCGTCTTTTCCTGCGTCCTCAACGTCCGCACCATCATCTGTAGCAACATCCGCCCCACCTAACGGGAATAGGTTTGCCGCGATATAAACTTCATCACCGCCGTTGATTGGCTCTAGACCGAGCCTTTCTCTAGCTTCATTGCGGCTTATAATGCCTTCACGAACAGCCGAAGTCACATTTTCATAAACACGGCGGCGGCGCTCTGTCATAGCTGGGATAGCATCAATGTCATATACAATTTTTATATTATCGCCGTAACTTGGGGATAGCCATTCATTAAGATCACTCTGTACTCGCTTTGCAAGGGGAATGATTGTTTCCTCATATAGAGCAAGTCTAGCCTCTTGAACATTGGAATAAGTCTGACTGTCAGGAATGCCGATCAGCTGAGAAGGTACGCCAAAGCAAAGCGCGATGTCCTTTGCCGCCATATGCTTGTGCTGTAGGAAATCCATATCGCGTGGAGATAACGCCATTTCTTTCCAATCAAAATCGCCTTCCAGCAACATAGGACGGCCAGCATTCTTTGCACCAGAGAAGTGTCTACCTAAGTCATCACTGACTTGCTTGCGCTGTGTATCACTAAGCATCAAGCTATTGCCGTTCTCATCCCTTGGTTTAAACACTATTGCGCCGGATGGACGCGCCCCGTTCATCAATAAGCCTACGTTGTGCTTTGCAATCATGTTGTGTTGGTCTAAATCAATAGCCGCCGCCATAAGGGGTGATAATCCCTGATAGTCGTCTAATGGGTTCCACATTTTGAAATGTTTAATTTCTGACTGACCTGAAATTGGGTCTGCTGGATATGAATGAACAACCTGTCCATTTAAATAATAATCATAAGACTTTGGCACTGCCGTATCGCTTGCAACAACCTTCATCCTGTCAGGGCGCAACATATAGAGCTCTGAGGGAACATTATTTACAGAACTAGCAAGAGCATAACTATTTCCAGACAACAAAAGATAACTATAAAGTGATTGAAAGTATTCTATTCCAGCTTCTGTTGGGTTAGGTCTATTAAGAAGGCTAATAATAGGGTGTGTTTCAAGCTCCATGTCGCCTTGGAAAACTTTAAATGGTATTGAAGCCGCGCCATTAGCAATTTCATTTACGCATTTATACACAATAGCGTTTTGCTGATACCCTTCGGTCGCGTATGTTTTGAAATCATCGCGCCTATTGGCTGAGTATATTGAGTTACCCGACATATATACTTTTGGTGCTTCTTTTTGTTCAAATGATTGCGGCGAAAAAACCTTCCGCAAATTATCTAAAAATGCCATTAGCTAATTCTCCATATTGGTTGCCCTGTTTGTTGGGTCAAATCCGTTAATGCCCAAACTAGAGCGTCTAATCTATCAGGGGACTTCCGACCCTCGGGTGTAAAAGATGTCAGCTGGTCTTCCAATGCTTTAAACTCTCCAACATGATGAACCTTGCCTTGCTCATAAAGCGCCGCGATTGGTTCAGCCCGTATAATCTTGCCTCTACTCGCCCTTACAGCAGTGTAAGGTATTTGCCTATCTATTGTTCTTACCACTCTTTCGACCAAATCTCCACCATTATTGACTTCAGCTATAAGTCTATCAGCATTATATTTATGAAAAACATGAACAGCTTCACGCGCCCAAGTGTCAGGGCTTCCATGTAAACTTCTATCTTCTAGTACATAAAACTTACCATTGGAGCATCTGCCAGCTACAACAATGCCTGTTTCATCACTGCTTTCCGTGTTTGTTACCGCTGGGTCTACTGCTACTACAATTCTTTGTAGGTCTGGCAAATTTTCAGGTTTAAGCCTAGAACCTTCAATCATATTCCAATTCCAAAGAGCGCCCTCAATATCCTCAAGAACCTCTGCATATAGCTCTTGTCTACCTAGTCTTGTGCCTTCGTATTTTTCTTTAAGCTGTGCCAGAGCTCCAGCCGCTAAGTTTTCTTCATTATCAAAAGTGCTTCCGCGAGTAATCACAGTTCCTGTCCGTTTAAGCAAATTCTTGATAAGAGGCGTTGGTTTGGGTGTTGTTGTTATTACACATTGTGGATTATCGCCAAGACGCAAGCCAAACATCAGCTGATCAAATGTTTCTGGATAAGGCCACGCGGCTATCTCATCACACCATGCCCTGTGAAATTGTGGACCACGAAGTCTATCTGGTTCTGTTGCCGCAAAGCCTTGTATGATTGAGCCATTATACAACCTAATCTCTTGAGCAGTATTATTATAACCCTGACCACGTCCAGATAGGAGGCATTCTTTAGGTAAATAAGAAAGTATTCCACTCTCACCGCCGAATGCTACTCTCTTTAAGTCTCCAAATGTAGGTACAACAACTGCAACTCGCGTGTTAGGGTTCTTTAATGCATATACAGCCGCATCAGCGCCGCCGGTTCTTGTTTTTCCCCATCCACGACCAGCAAGTATAAGCCATACAGCCCAATCACCCATAGGGGTAACTTGTTCGTTTCTCGCCGTATCAACCCAATCACTGTATAGTGTGGCTAGCCCTTTGTGACTTTTTCTCGGCAAGTTCGTCCAATTGGTCAATAATTCTTGTGAGGCTTGTTGGGATGCTGTCATCTGATACTACCTGTCTAATTTCTGCGGCTTCACCTAAAGCGAGCTTGCCAGCCTTTTGAGCCTTTAGGACAGTTTCGGCTATGTCCTTTAATTCTGGAGTTGATAGGCTATCTCCCCCTGTTGCACGATCTTGTTGAGCCGCTAATGTTAGCTTCCTACCAATCCTTGCAAAGATGTTTTCCGACAAAGTCATTGCGGTATCATCAAACTTATCAGCCTTTTGGGCTTTGCGCTTTGCCCTTTGGATAGACCTTTGCGCTTCATATTGAGATTTAAACTGGTTTCTTTGACCCTGCCAATCTCCATCTTTTGATCTTTTGTATGCAGTCTTAACAGGTAAATCGTGTTTTTTGATTAATTCATCTATTGTTGGGAATACCCTAACACCATCATCAATGTAGCCTTCAACAAACTCTAATCTGAGCTTTTCTGTCTTAACCTGATCTAACTTACTGTCTGAGCGTGGAGACATCTGACCGCCCTCTCTTATTCGCCTGTTTCTAGCCATTGTAGCAATTCTTTTGCCATTTGTATAGAATGAGATGGTTCAGTTAATGATCTATGCTCTACCTTTGTCCCAAACTCTGCGGAAATGTTGCGTATTTTTGTGGCTCTACCCTTCAAGAATACATCACTTTGGTTATCTCCCCTTAGTACATGCCTTTCATGCAAAACCTGTTTTGATGCACTTAAAATAATAATCCTTAAATCATAATGCTGTTCTATTAACTTTAAATTATCTTTTGTGAATAACCTGTCGCCTTCAAATATTATATGCCTCTTCCTAAGTTTCACATATTTTTGAAAGTCTTTATTAACCGCCATTGATAGTCTGTCTGTACCTAAAAAAGTTCCACCCGAGTTATAAAGACCCATCAAGCTTACTAAGCTATCGTTATTAATATGACCTCGCAAAAGACCACCTTTTAAATTATGTGTGACCTTCATTGAATTATAAACTTCTTTCATCATGGTTGTTTTACCAGTAGCG